CCGCCGCGCTGAGATCGACGTAGCCGTTGACGCCGAGTTCGATGGCGCCGGCGGTCGCCGCGTCTGGCGTGACCGACGTGATCTCATAAAACTTGGTGGAGCCGAGCACGATTAAAGTGGCGTCGGGGCCGGTGATGTCTTCGGTGATAACGTCGCCGCGTATATCCTTGCCGGCGACGGTGAAGGTGCGCCCGGTGTCATCGGCGGCGCCGTAGATCAGGACATATCCCCCTCCCCGGTCGCGCCAGTTGGTGCCGACTGCGCCGTCGAGGGTCATTGCGGCGGCGGAGGTAGGGGTCTGACTGGCTCCCAAGCCGTTCCGGTCGTAGCCGGTCGCGAGGGCGCCGTTGATTAGGAAGTCCAGCCGCGTGGCTAGGAGGGTCTCGGTCGTGGAGATGCCATTTCGGTCAAGCGCCGAAGGGGCAAGAGTGATGCTTTTAATTCTGGGCATCTTTATATCCTCTTGTCAGTGAAGGGGGGCGTCAGCCCCCCTCCTATGGATTAAACAGCGGCAGTGCCTAACACAATGCCGTGAACGTCGACGCCTACGCTGTCGGCGACGTAACTCTCCATCGGGCACATGTTGCCGATGTCGTAGTTGGCGGCGGTCGTCGCGAGGCCGCCGACGATCATGTTATGCTCGAACATGCCCGTCGCGTTGGCGTCCAATTCGACTGCGAGGTCACCCGCCGTGGTGGATCGGTTGATGATGTTGTTGTAACCGATATACGCGCGGAGGATTTCATCACATGACGCCGGCGTGGTGTTGTCCAGGGCGTGCTCGCCGAAGTGCCCGTCGATGGTGTTGCCGGATATGACGAGATCGTCACAGCCATCCACGACAATGCCGGAAGTCGAGCCGGCAGTCTGCAAGGATCGGATTTTGCAATTCCTGATCTCGACAAACTGCGCGTCGGTCGCCGTTATGTGCGTGGTGAACTGAGCCGTCGCATGGACCACGGTCTCGCAGCCGTCCACGACACAGCCATCCGCCGTGATGGTGATGGCACTCGCCACGGTGTCGTCGGTGTCTTCAAGCACAAACCGAACATTGTACATGCCTGAATTCGCGGCGGTCATGGCGACGGTGCCGTCGAAGACCCCGACAGTGATAGTCGGCCTGAGTGTGCCGTGCCCCAGTCCGAAGACTGTGACGCCGATGACGTCCATCGTGATGTTTGCGGCCAGCGTCTCCGCGTGGCCGGGCTTCACCATGATGATGTCGCAGTTGGACGCGGTGCAGCGCCCGATGGCGTAGTCGATGGTGGCGAAGGGCTTGCCGAAGGTACCCTTGCCGGTGTCCGCGCCGGCGCCGCTGTCTACCCAGTAGACGTCGCCGCCGTAGGTGTTGAGAACGGGGAGGCCCCGCATGGATACGCCATTCGGGAAGCCGCCGGGGAAGTTGGTGAGATTGTTTGCAGCCATTTCAATTTACTCCTGTTGGGAACGGGGGAGCGCGCTGCACGCGCCCCCCGCCTCAGTTGCGGGGCTGGTTACCCGCACCCAGATTAAGCGCCCGCCGAACCGTAGAGAGCGCGAGGATCGTCAACGGTGAAACTGTACCGTTCGTACTTCTTCGACTTGGCGTTCTTGGTGTCGAAGTCGTTGTCCATTTCGTACTCGCCGATCTCGCGATCGTAGCAGATCATGCCACGCGGCGCGTTGGTTCTGACGAACCAAGCGTCGGTGTCGGTGAGGTAATGGTTGAGCTTGATGCCCTTCGGGAAAACGCCGGTCGTCTTCAACGCGTTGATGGCGTTGTTGGCGGTGTCGTTTTGCAGGACGGACTTCAAGATGCGGTTCGCCTCGAACCAATCATTGCGGTGGACGACCAAGCACTCGCCCATCAAATTGATCTTCAGACCACGGTCATTTGTCGCGCCCATGATCTGAATGAGCAAGTCCTCGATGGAGGTTTCGCTCATGTCCGCAGCGGTGGATAGCTCGTTCGACCAGTCGCCCGCCTTGGACGGGTGATCGGTGGCGAGGATTTCCTTGCCGTCGCCGAAGGTGTAGGACGAGTTGAACCCCCGATTGTAGACGTTGGCACCCACGTTCTCCTTCGTCTGGCGCATCGAGAAGGCCAGCGCTTGCGCGCGACGTTTCCCGACGACCGGATAAAGGTTGTCGCGAATTTCTTCGTAGGTGACGATGAACCCGAGAGCGTAAGCGACGTGCGTCGCCCGGTTAATGAAGCCCTGGCTCTCGGTGTCGTAAGACACCGATCCGCCTTGAGGTTTCACCGGGGCCAGCCCGAAGCCGGTCACGAGACCGCTCTCCTCGTATGCTTTCTTGGACGTATCTTGATCGAACAGGTCCGGGAACTCCGGGCTGTGCTCGTTGTAGGTGCGACCAAACCAAGCTTTCATTCCAGGCCACAGCGCTTTCGGATGTGCGCCTGAAGTAATGACACCTGCCATTATGTAGCCCTCCTATATACCGAGGGTGCCATAGGCGTTGGTAACCATGCCCAGGGCCTCGGTGTGGTTGTTGAGCACAACTTCGATCTTGTTGTGCACCAAGTTGGTCTCGTTGTCGGTACGATTGACCGCCCGCAAGATCAACAACTGGTATGACGCATCCGCCGCCGGCGCAGTACTGTCGCCGCCGTCCATCTCGGTACCGGATAACCCAGTGACCGTACTGCCTGAATGCGTGTCAATCAGTACGGCGTTGAGGCCGATCTGAGTGGCAGCAATCGCGGATGGGCACTGAACCTCGAATACGACGTTGGGATCGTCCACGACCCACACGACCGCTTCGGTAGACGCTGGGCTGTGAACTTTGGTGAGGTCAAGCGGGTTTGGCCCGAAGCCAACGACGACACCAGTCTGGCGTTCGCCGTCGGTGTTGCTGTCGCCTGCGGTAGTCTTGTTGATCTCAGGAAGAGTGGCGATGCTGAATGCACCCAGTCCGGGTGCGCTCGCGGCGGCTGTGTTAGCAGTCCCCGTTTTGACTACGACATCGCCCACGAAGAGGGCAGTGGCATAGCCAGCCGCTTTATAGTACGGGTTCGCCGCTCCGTTATAGGGTGCGCCGTTCCGGTGTCGGATCGGACGCAGCCCGAAGGGAGTATCTGCGTTTGCCATTTATAGGCTCCGTAATTTGCCGGCCTCGCGGCCAGCGTTAAAACACAGAGCCATCTACAAGAGGTTAGCGGCCTCGTTGGATAACGTCACCCTCGGCCTCGGAGCCTTGATAGAATTGCCCCTGGTCCTCGGGTCTCGCCCCTTGAGGTGTCCCACTGTTGATGGCTCGCTCAAACTCGTCGAGCGGCACTTGTTTCAGTGCCTGATCCTCATTGTAGAAGTCCTCGGGGGTTTCCATCAGGTACGCGCGCAGGGGGCTCCCATCTTCCTGGGTTCCCACCGTCATGCTGCGCTTCTGATCGTCCTTGTCCTGGACGAACGAATAGCCCGCATCCTGTGCGCGGCGCAACCTGTTGCCTTTATCGTTAAACCAGTACCGGACATAGCCGGGACGCTTCTCGGCTTGCATTTTTAACTGCTGCGAGCCCATCGGCACACGTCGCTGCCGACCGCTCTCCTCGCGGTCAGGGTCGCGTGTCTCATCCCGAGCACTGCGAGTGCTAGCCTCGACGATCTCGGGTGCTGATTTAGGCGCACTCGGCGCCGCTCTCTTCCTCGGTGACGCCCGCTTGCGGGCCGGTCTCTTAGTAGCCATTACGCAGCCTCCTCGTCAGTCGCAAAATAGTCTTTAACATAGTCTGCCTGTGAAAGTACACCGTCTTCTACAAATTCGTCGCACGCCTGCTTCGCCTCCACCGGCAAATCCTTGTATGTCTTGGCGTTGGCTGTGCCTCCGGTGCCGTCGGTGTCGCCGCCGCCCTCGACCGACGCCGGCCTCCGGCGCTGACTGTTGACGAACTTCTCTGGAAACTTCTCGCGCACCGCCTTGCCTAGTTCTTCGTAGAACTCCGGCCCTTGGTGCGCCTCTCCGACGTGCGGCGCGATGCCGTCCGCGTAGACGCTTAACTCGTAGTCCTTGCCGTACCACTCGTTGCCGGAACGAAACTCCTTGAAGTCCGCCTCGGCGCGCGCCTCTATGCTGCCTCCGGTGTCGACTGCCGGCGGCGCCAGCCTGTCGATTTCATTGTCGAGGCGCTTAAACTCAGCGACGTCGCCGTCGGCGACTGCCTCCTCTTGCTCAGTCTTCAAATCCGCGACTGCCCGATCGTAGGCGCGCTGCTCGGCCCCCTTCGCGGCGCGCGTCATGCCCTGAAGGGTCTCGTTGACGGCGTCCAGCTTCTCGTCCTGCTTTCGCAGGGTAGTCTTGAGTATCTCGGGGCCGGTCTTGATGAAGGTCCGCGCGTCTACGTGCTTCTCGGGATCGCCTCGCCACTCGTCCGCCGGCGCCCAGCCCATCTCTCGGGCGAGTGCCTCGACTTCGGGGTTCTCGGCGCCCTGCTGCTGATCGTCTTCGCCGGCTTGCTGATCGTCTTCGCCGGCGTCGCCGTTCTCCAGGTCTCTGATCGCCTGCTCTTCTTCAGTCAATTTATCGTCTGCCATTTCCTCAACTCCTCATTATGCCACTGCTTCACTCGACGCGGCGCCCTTCGCCCGACCGTGAACGAGACGCACCGGTGCCGCCAGTTCGTTCAGAATAATCGCCCCGATCCGCTTGTCGTCGCAGAGGCGGTACTCTTCGCCGTCCGCGCCTTGGATCAGTACGCCTTCGTACTTCGAGTAGTACACCCTCGCGCCGGGTTGCAGCGCGTGCCGCTCTTCCGGCGCCCAGTCCTCGAATGCCTTGCCGCCGACGCTGATGATGGTGCCCTTGACTTGCGCCCAACTGTCGCTCTCGGCGGTGCTCTGCGGCTTGATGATGCCGCCCTCGGTGATCTCCTCGGTGCTGTCCGGTAAGATCAGTACGCGATACTCCAGGGCTCTCATGCCCGACGTGTTCTCAGTCATTGGTCTCAGTCTCCTCTTCCTCGGTTGCGTCATAGAATGGCGCGACGTCGTCGTCATAGTTCAAGTCGATGATGTCGCTATACACTGCGGCGACCATCTGCGCCTCGTCGCTCATCTTCTCGCCCTCCGCCCATCGCTCCTTGAGGGCTTCCCGAACCTCCTTGAGATGGCTCGTAAAGTCCCGCGTCGTCGGTGACATCTTCCAAGCCTCGAATTGCGATCTCGTCCACATCTAAAATGCGCCTTCTGGTAAACTCTCAATGTCAGCCGGCGCCGGCCCGCCGAGGCCAGGGTCGCCGCCGGCGGGGGCCTGCCCGCCCTGCGCTTGCTGTTGCTGTCGCAGTTTTTGATCCTCGATGGTGAGCTTGGCTCGCGTATTCAATTCACCCATCAGTGCCTTATAGGCGTTCATCTGAATGCCCGGCTCGATGCCCTCCGCCTCGGCGAGCAGCTTGATGGTCTTCGCCTCGCGCTCCGCCAGTTCGCCCTCCAGGGCGATCTCCTTGATTTCCAGTTCGCGCTTCTTGATGTCGATCTCGTCGGCGTCTTTCAGTATCTGCGGGTTCTGCGGCAGTTGATCGACGAAGAGGTCGTCGGCGTCGTCGATGCCCATCGCGTTGAACATGCGCTGCCTGATCTTCTTGCCATCCATGTAGGGGTCATCCTTGAACATGGCGAGATACTCGGCGCGCGCCATCCTCTGCATGTTGGTGACGACGTTGGGGTCGGCGACGGGGATGACGTCGAAGTCCTTGGTGTCGTAATCCTCGGGGCCGACCGCCTCCGGCGTGTCGAGTACGGTGAAGTAGCTTTCGGGCTCCAGGTACTTGGCGTTGAGGGCGTAGAGCTTCTTGTATTCCAGCTTCAAAGATCGATAGATGCGTTTATAGATGGCGCTGAAGACCTGCATGCCCTGCTCGATCAAGGCGAGAGTCGTCGTCGGGCTCTGGTTGGCGCCGCCGGCCTCGCCGGTCATTACGTCCTTGACCGCCGAGATATCCTTGGACGCCTCGATCAGGAGACCCAGCAACTGAAACAGGACGACGTTGGGGCCGGGCGCCGGGAGGGGCACGATGTTCTCGCGCAGGGTCGCGCCTGACACATCGACGGGTTTCCACTCGCCGGCTGTGAAGCGGCGGCGCCCGCCACGCAGGCGCGCCCCGGTTCCGATGAAGCCCCCGCCGACGACTGCCAAGTGACCCGCGTCGAGCATCTGGTTGAGGGTTGAGTTGACTGCCTCGTTAATGGGGCGCAGCAGGTAACCGAAACCAATGTCGTGCCACGATCCGTTCGGGTTGGGGAGGAAGGAGTATTTGGTGAAGTATTCAATCGGATCGATGCGCGCGATCTTGTCCTTCTCGTTGAAGGCGATGTCCTCGATCTCATAGTTGGCGACGATGCGGACGACCTGCGCCGTCTCCTTGTGGATGGTGACGACGTAGGGCTCTTTGTAGTCGTCGTCGTCCAGGTCGAGGCGTCGATGCTGCTCTAGGTAGTCGTGCGGCGCGTCGTCGTCGTCGGTGCTGCCGGACGGCTTGCCGATTTCGACTTTTAAATACACGCCTGACATCTCGCGCTCTTTGATCTGGGTCGGGTAGAGGGGGAACTCATGCGTCGCCCTCGGCACCGTGCTGAACGACGTCGCGCCTTTGTTGACGACCAGCTTGTCGCCCAGCACCAACTCAGACTTGTTGCGGCCCAACTCGGACGAGAAGTACGACTTGCGGTAACACAGGCCGGAGATCGGCAGGATGTGAAGCAGCTTGTCGGTGTCGGCCTCCCACTCCTCCATCTCCTCGGTGAGTTGCCACGACATGTGGCGCCCGACGCGGTCGCCGCGTGCGCGCTTCGCGCCGGGCTCGCGCCGCCAGACTGGCTCGCCGGTCTGCTGATCCATCGCCGGCTCGCCGGTCTGCGGGTCGACTT